CCCTGATTTAGATGCTAGAATCAGGTTTGTTCCTCCCATCCTTCTGGACAATATCGCCGTCCAGCTCGGTGACTGGAGTGGATACCATCTGCTGGCTCAGTACCAAAAAGAACCTGCAAGCCGACCATATTGGTCAATTTTGACCGGAAAGGTGGTTTATATGGCTATGCAAAAATTTGGAATCTGTAAGCAGGTTCTGCTTGGATTGACGCAGTCCGAATCCAGGCAATCGAGTCAAGAAGTGACGATCCAGGAGGGACCATGATCTATGAGTGACCAAAATGAAATCACGCCTGACGGCCAGGTCAAGCGTGATCAGGAACAAGCGCGTGAAATATCACGCAGTATTGAACATTCACAGTATAGCACGAAATCAGCCGCAAGCCTGGCGTTGGAATTCACCAACGGTCAAGACGAAACCAGGGCAACAATCCAGCAGTTTATCGATACTTGCGATCCAGAATTCCAGCGTGAATTCTATGAATTCGCCAACAATCCAGGGATGATTTCCAGTTCAATCCGCAAGGTTACCACCTGGACGGTGAACGACCTTTTGGACGCCAAGTTTTCCGATCCGTTGTTTTTGGTGCGTGACCTGATCCCAGTTGGATTGGTGTCACTTGCTGGAAAACCAAAAGTCGGAAAATCCTGGCTGGGTTTATACCTGGCAAAAGCCAATGCCAGCGGTGGTTACTTTTTGGGGATAAAGGTTGAACCAACACCGGTGATCTATTTGGCCTATGAGGATTCACCACGGCGTTTGAAAAGGCGCATTGAAGCGATGGGAATCCAACGTGACACGCCTATCACCTTTCACACACAATATCGGTCATTGAATGCTGGCGGCCTGGATGATCTTTACCAGGAGGTTTTGGCCATCAAAGCCAAGTTGGTGATCATTGACACTTTTGGACGGTCGGTTGGACGCCATGAGATCAAAGATTACAGCGAGAATGTGAACCTGCTTTCACCGTTGCAAACAATGGCGCAAGAATTGGCCATCACGATCCTTTTGGTCGACCATCACGGCAAAGTGACCACCGATGACAATCCGATCAATGACCTGATCGGGTCCATTGGAAAAGCAGGAACGTTTGACACGGTGATGGGACTATATAAACAGCAAGGCGTGGCAGGTGCAAAGCTGATCATTGTATCCAGGGACGCCGAACAATCCGAGATCGCGTTGGAATGGGATTCGACCAATAGTTGCTGGCAATCGATGGGGGATGTGCGATCGTTATTCCAGCTATCTGTTTTGGACACGATTTCCGAATTGACATCCAGCGGTGAATTGGCGACCACCAAAAGAATCGCCGTCCAACTTGATTCAGATCAGGGTCAAGTGTCACGTGCTATTTCCAATCTGATCAATGCCGGCAAGGTCCGCAAATTGCCAAAAAACGGCGTTGAACAGCCATTTGAGGTCATTGTATGAGCGACCTGGATTTGGGGAAATATGGAGTCAATTTGCTCGACCTGATTCCATCCATGAAGTGGGTTGCCAACACCAATGGCGGTGAATATGCCGGTCCGTGTCCATTTTGCGGTGGCACGGATCGGTTCAGGGTCCAGCCAAAAACCAATCGATGGTATTGCCGGCAATGCGGCGATGGCAAGTGGCATGACATCATTGATTTCGTCATGCGGCGTGATGGTTGCACTTTTGGGGAAGCGACCAAGAGATTGAACATTCCAATGCAGGTGAAATTCGTGGCTGAATCCAAAAAGCAAATTCAGCAGCAAATGCCGCCGGATCAGGAATGGCAAATGATGGCAAGCCAGGTGATCGACCGTTGCCAATCCTTGCTTACCAGCAGGACCGGTGATCGTGGGTTGGATTACTTACTTTCCAGGGGAATATCGTTGCCAACAATGGAACGTTATCGCCTGGGATATTCACCATCGGTTTGGTTTGGAAAAGTCAGGATTCCGAAAGGGATCGTCATTCCAGCAATCGTTGGGGATGTGTGTTGGTACATCAAAATTCGCAGCTTGCCGAATGCTGATGGACCGCGTTATTCATGCGTGCCAGGCAGCAAGTCCAATGCCGTATTTGGTGCGGATGGAATCAATGGTGAACCGTATTGCCTGATCAGTGAAGGGGAGTTCAATGCCATGATCCTGAACCAGGAAGTCGGTCATTTGATTTCAACTTGCAGCCTGGGAAGCGCAGCCAATAAGTTGGACATGTTGACCTGGGGAAGGTTTTTCCTATCCCAAAGCACGGTCATGTGTCTATTCGATAATGATCCAGCAGGGGAGAAAGGATTTGAAAATATGAGAGAGATGTTAGGAGATCGTGCCAGGCGGTTGCCTTTGCCTGGGAACGGTGACGTGAACGATTTTCATGTTGCCGGTGGAGATATCGGGACGTGGTTTGAACCATATTGGAAGGAGTTAAATGGCAGTCAAGAATAACAAAAACCATTTGAAGCATGGCGGTGCAGCAGCCGTCCAGGCATTGACCACCGGTGCTGAATTCACCGGTTTGGCAGCCGAAGCACAAAAAGATGTTGAAGCCGATTTGGTTGTCAAAGGTCAATCCGCGATGGTCCTGGAAAATGCAACAAGAATCCAGGCAGCCGCAAGGTTGTATTGGAACGCGATCAGCAAAGCGATGGATGATGGCAACCTGGAAAATCTTGACCATTACATCGCAAGGTTTGGTTGGTTGGTCGGTGTTGCAAATCGAACCTGGGATCAGGCCAGAAAAGATTTGCCGATCAAAAAGCGTGTTGACGTGATCGACATGTTGAGGGGTGACAATGAGTCAAGTTGATTACAGCCGCGATTTTTCAGCCTTTTTTGCTGACATGATCGCCGTGGAAGGTGCATTTGGACCGCGTCCAATCTTGCCGGCATTCCTGGATGAGTGGCTGAAAATCGCTTTTCCAGGTCCTGACGGTGATCCGAAGGCACGCAACATTGGTGATTTCAGGACCAAAAAAGAAGGCAAATCGGCATTGGCCGGTGCGGTTGCACTATACATGGCAAGCCGTAAAGCATACAGCGAAGTCGTGATCACCGCGTCTGATAAGGACCAGGCGGCCGATCGTGTTTTGCGTGCTGCAAAGTATGCAGTCGAAAAAGGTCCATTGGCTGATCACGCCAAAGTCTATAAGGACGTGATCGAATTGGATAATCATTCCACCATTTTGGCCATGCCGAATGATTGGCAGGGTGCAGCCGGCGGCAACTATTCATGCGTGATTTTTGACGAATTGCACGCCTGGATTCATGAAAGTCAAAGGCGGCAATTTGACGAGATGGTCATTCCACCAACACAGCCAAATGGCGTGAGGTGGATTGCCAGTTATGCCGGCTGGGAAGGCGAATCCATGCTGCTAAAAGAATGGTGGGATCGTGCCTTGCTGGGGGAAAAGATCAGCCGTGAATTGCCAATCTATTTCAACAGCAAGGCGTCAATGCTGGCATTTGTTGACACCGGCGAAAAGTCCTGGCGTATGCCGTGGATGACGCCGGAGTACATTGAGGAAACGCAGCAAAGTGAACGGCCAAATACGTTCAGGCGCATTTGGCTGAATGAGTGGGTCACCAATGAATCGCAGTTTTTGCCGGCCGGTTCATGGGAAGCTTGTTACAGTCCGGAAGTCAAGCCGATCGCACCAGGGGAAAGTTCCAAATTGGTGCTGGGAGCTGACGCGTCCACCAGCCGTGATTTCACCGCGTTGGTAGGGGTCCAATACAACGAATCCACCAACACCAGCGATGTGCGCTTGGTTCGAGTCTGGAAGCCAAAATCAGGCATTTTGCGAAGGGGAAAGCCAACAATTGACCTGGACGTTACCATCGGTCAAAAGGTGTTGGATTTGCATAAGCAAGGCCAGGTCCAGGCGGTGATTTGCGATCCTTATCAGTTGCATTCCTTAATCGTGGAGTGGGAAAAAGCCGGAATCAGGGTGATCGAATTGCCGCAATCCAGCGGCAGGGTGGAGGCCGATCAAGCCTTATATGATGCCGTGATCGCCAGGTCGATTCGGCATTACAACGATCCTGAATTGAACCGGCATATCCAAAACACCGTGGCCATTGAAACACCGCGTGGGTTCAGGATCGCAAAAGAAAAGACCAGCCAAAAGGTGGACGCGGCCGTTGCTTTATCGATGGCATTGCATGGTTCATTGGACCAGCAAAAATCAGGCCGTTATGAAGCCATAGCAGTTCCAAATCCATTCTATGACTACAACGATCCGGAATTTCCAGATGGGTTCATTCCAAAAGATTCGATCCCGTCATTCGGTCAATATGAATATTTAACACCTGGACAAATCGCTGCAAGGCAGCGTGATCAAGCTGAAAGAGATCGCTTGCAAAACACAGTCAAATTATTTTGGAATTCAGTCAAAAGAAAGACGGAGAATAGAGAATGAACAATTTCGTAAAACCACAACAATTGAATAGCTGGAAAGACGACCTGACACGGATCAAGACAGCACGTGAAAAGCTGAACCGCGATCAGGCAATCATGACGCCGTGGGAACGCCAGGTGAATGGGGAAAAATTGCATGACGAAATCCACAAAACCTATCCGAAGGTTTACAACGGATTGAAAGCCGACCTGGGTGAAAAGATTGGCAAATACCAGCAAGCCAAAGCCAATACGTCAAAAGCAAAGGCACGTGAAATCAATGCCTGGGACATGGCAAAGCTGGAAACCGAAATCAGGGTATTTCAAAGCATGGTCACATCGGCAATTGCCAATGCCGGGGATCCATTGACCGGCATGGCAGGTCCAGCAAAGCGCATTGAGCAGCTTTACCAGGAAGCCGTGGCAAGCCAAAATCCGGTCAAAATTCGTGCTGCTGCTGATGTGCTGAATAATTTTCCAATGACCAAATTGCCGGCTGATGAAGCGGTTGCAATCCGCATGACAGCCAGGGACGCGGCCATTGTAAGGGACACCATCCGCAAAACCGATTACATCCAGGCGGCTGAAAAAGCCGAATCAGAGGCCGCCTTTGAATTGGTCCAGGTGCGTGACATGGTCCATGAAGCGGCTGAAATCCTGGGTGAACCACCGACCAATATCTTTGCCGTTGGTGGACTTGGAAAGCTGGCAAAGACCGTGCAGGTCGATCGTGACGGCGTGCTTAAGATATACAGCCTGGACGATCCGGAAGTCACCGGCGTTGATTTGTCCAATGTGAATTGGGATCAGGTCCAAAACGACCAGGAAGGAAACGCATGAAAGAGATGGATTGGAGAGAACGCAGGGCATTGAACAAGGCACGTCAGGAACCGCGTAACAAGCGGATCAGGGAAATGACCGGTGCCGAATTGGAATCTGCCAGGGGTGGGGAAGTTCCTGAAAACGAATATGTTGGTGAAGTCAACAAGCGCACATATTGGCAGGAAATGAACCAAAAAGACCTGGAATTCCAAGCAACCTTTGATCCGTGGGCAGCGGTCGAAATGCGCCGGCGAAATGGAGAATTGCCGCGTTAGTCTGAACCTGAACGCAAAGCCAGGCCGTGAACGCAAGCGGCCTGGCGATCGTGTAGGATGGCGCGTGCTGAAAATGCGTGACGAATTCCAGGATGGCAAAAATGGCACAAATCGGTGAAATCAGGCAAAAGGTTATACAACACGGTCCAATTCAGATCGCATTTCAGGTCATTTTTGACCTGTTATCGCCTGTATTACTGGCAAAAATCAAAGCAAAACGCAAGATTACTTATGAGAATACAGATTCCCGTTAAGAATAATCACGATTTTCAAAGGAATTTCCAGCAAAAAAGAAGCCTGGATTGGCTGAAAATGGCTGAAAACCTTGTTATTTTCTTGAATAGAAAGGATGGCTACCTGGTAGGGACTTGACCTTGACCTTATGATTTCCAGCAAAGGGAATCTCATAAGTAAGTCAATATAGTCAATAATATCAATAATAACAACATGGTCAATATGGTCAATAATAATATTGACTTATTGACATTATTGACATGCTTATTTGCTGGCAAGGGTCAATAATGCCGCCGTGTCACTTGACAGGATTGGAATCCGTGCTTTACAATGCGAATCAGAACATTCACACATGGAAAATTGCTACTGGTGGTCGCACGGTTCGTGTCCAAAATATGGTTACTATCGGCGTCACGGTTGGCAACACGCAATGAACCGTGAGAACAGAAGTGGCTACATCGACAGATGACGGTTCGGGACCGTGAGGTCGGCAGTTCAAATCTGCTCGCCCCGACAAAAAACCTCTGGATAAATAGATTGTCAAGAGGTTTTTTTTGAATCCTATATCATTTCTAATACTATCGGTTGATCATCGGCAGAGCATTGAAGAAAAACGGTGGGGGGGTATAAGCCAGATTTACACCACAAAGGTTTTGACTCGTCTTTCCAGACCAAACCAGTGCATAAGTATGATTGAAGTTATCTACTAGCGGATAAGTTACGGTCGTGGAAACCTGTGCATGGAAACCAAGTCCGGTGTCAGTACCACTCACGATAATGAGGTTAGATAGGAAACCGTCATAGCTGTAACGTGTCAGAGAAATTTGCGAGTCTGCAGGATCTTCAACCACATTGGCGTAATTAAACCACATTCCAACAATGGTGGAACCATGTGGTAAATTAACTATTCCGCGCCAGATGTCCGAATTGGAACCTGTGTTCACGCAGCCATAACCACTATAGTTGTATGTTATGGTGTTCGTTGAGGGCACGAAGGTCGCCCCACTGATTGACCAATATGAGGTTGCAGCATTGACATTGTTTTCAACCCCATTTACCGTTGTCTCTCTGCGATCGGTTATGGATGGCATGCTATCAGCGTCTGGTGGAAATTCGCCATTTTCCATGATTTTGGGTGGTTCAGGCGGCTGTGCGCCAGTTGGGCTGGCGCTAGTAATTGTTAGAAAAGTAATTAACAACATTAATATCAGGAACCTGCTCAAAGTGGGTTTCATGTTTCTCCTTATGAAGTTCTGGATGGGAATAACAAGGAGGTCGTCTGAATTCGCTCCTAAAGAACGGCGGTGAACGGTAACTCCAGAATTACCATTTTGATATTTGCTTTATTGAATGGTTAAAGTGTAATGAATTTTCATTTTTAAACGACTGGATGCATAAGGTTATAAGAGTAATCACATCAAAATAGTAAACATACGTCTGGCAGGCACCATCCGCAAGTCTAAAAGATACAGCAAATAATTATCTTTGTTACAATACTGCCAACAAAAAGCGAGGTGAAGCAATGCCGTCAGATACTCAGGTAATTTATTCAATGATGCGGGTGGGGAAGATCTACCCACCGAACAAGCAGGTACTGCGCGATATCTCGCTGGGGTTTTACTATGGCGCGAAAATCGGCGTTTTGGGTCTGAATGGCTCTGGTAAATCGAGTTTGCTGCGCATTATGGCAGGCGTCGACCAGGATTATGTGGGCGAGATAGCAATGTCCAAAGGTTACTCGGTCGGGCTGCTTGAACAGGAACCACAATTAGACGATTCCAAGACGGTCATTGAAATTATCCAGGAGGGTGTGCAGCCGATCGTGGATTTGCTGGCAGAGTTCGACCAGGTCAACGAGGGCTTTGCCGATCCTGAGGCAGATTTCGATAAATTGATCGAGAAGCAGGCCCGTTTGCAGGAAGAACTCGACCGGGTGGATGCCTGGAATCTGGACAGCAACCTGAAACTGGCGATGGGCGCGCTCAATTGCCCTCCGGCTGAGACAAAGATCGTAGTGCTTTCAGGTGGGGAGCGAAGGCGCGTTGCGCTGACTCGTCTGCTGCTGACCGAACCGGACATCCTGCTTTTGGATGAGCCGACCAACCACCTGGACGCGGAATCGGTCGCCTGGTTAGAGCATCACCTGCAAAACTACAAGGGGACGGTAATAGCCGTCACGCATGACCGCTACTTTTTGGATAACGTCGCCGGCTGGATCCTGGAGCTTGACCGTGGCTATGGCATCCCCTGGAAGGGGAACTACTCCTCGTGGTTGGAACAGAAGCAGGAACGCTTGCGCGTAGAAGAAAAGACCGAGAGCAAACGCCAGCGTACCTTACAGCACGAACTGGACTGGATCCACATGTCGCCCAAAGCCCGCCAATCGAAGGGGCAGGCGCGTGTGACGGCATATGAGAAGCTGCTGTCGCAAGAACACGAAAAAGTACGCAAGGACCTGGAGATATACATTCCCTCCGGTCCACGCCTGGGCGATATCGTCATCGAACTCAACGGAGTTTCAAAAGGGTTTGGCGAGCGAAAGTTGATAGAAAACCTTGACCTTTCCATTCCACCTGGCTCGATCGTGGGGGTCATCGGACCCAACGGGGCGGGCAAGTCGACCCTGATCAAGATGATCGCTGGGCTGGTGCAGCCAGATGAAGGCAGCGTCAGGCTGGGCGAGACGGTCAAGTTGGGTTATGCCGACCAGTCACGAACGCTGGACCCGGAGGCAAGCGTTTTTGAGACGATCACTGGCGGAGCGGACAACCTGCAGCTGGGGGATATGACCGTGAACGGCAGGGCGTATTGCGCCTCGTTTAACTTCACAGGTTCGGATCAGCAGAAAACGGTGGATACACTCTCCGGCGGGGAACGAAACCGCGTTTTCCTGGCGAAGACGCTGACGGTTGGGGCGAATGTGCTCCTGCTGGATGAACCGACCAACGATCTGGACGTGAACACGCTGCGGTCGCTAGAGCAGGCATTGGAGGAATTTGCCGGGTGCGCGGTGGTGGTGAGCCATGACAGGTGGTTTTTGGACCGGATCGCGACCCACATCCTGCCGCTTGGGCACGACGAAAAGCCGCGCCTGTACCTGGGAAACTGGTCGGATTACGAAGAGGGGCAACTCAGCAGGGGAAAAAATGTGGGCGTAAGCCGCAAGGACTCGCGGCGGGAGTTGAAACGCGATTAGGTTTACGGACCGCTTCGCATTGTTGTCATTCTGAGCGCCAGCGAAGAATCTTAATGATTGAGGTGTAAGATCCTTCGTTCCCCAGGATGACAGAGATCAATGTGTCATTCTGAGCGCCAGCGAAGAATCTGGATGAAAACGGGTAAGATCCTTCGTTCCTCAGGATGACAGAGATCAATGTGTCATTCAGAGCGCTAGCGAAGAATCTGGATGAAAATGGGTGAGATCCTTCGTTCCTCAGGATGACAGAGATCAATGTGTCATTCTGAGCGTCAGCGAAGAACCTGGGTGAAAATGGGTAAGATCCTTCGTTCCTCAGGATGACAGAAATCAATGTGTCATTCTGAGCGCCAGCGAAGAATCTTAATGATTGAGGTTAAGATCCTTCGTTCCTCAGGATGACAAAAATCTGGATGGAGTCGGAACAAAGATCCTTCGTTCCTCAGGATGACAGAGATCAATGTGTCATTCTGAGCGCCAGAGAAGAATCTAAATGATTGTGGTTAAGATCCTTCGTTCCTCAGGATGACAAAAATCTGGATGGAGTCGGGGCAAAGATCCTTCGTTCCTCAGGATGACAAAAATCTGGATGAAAACGGGTAAGATCCTTCGTTCCCCAGGATGACATTACAAAAAAAACAGGCTGAGCACGCTCAGCCTGTTTTTGAATTTACGGGTACGACTTACTCGAGAACGCGAACGTCCTGAGCTTGGGGGCCTTTGGCTCCGTCTACAACACTAAACTCGACAGCCTGGTCTTCTTTCAGACTCTTGAAACCGTCGCCGATGATGGCGCTATAGTGAACGAAGACATCCTTCTCACCACTCTTGCGGGCAATAAACCCATAACCTTTTTCGCCATTGAACCACTTTACGGTTCCGACTTCTCTTGTTGACATGCTTGTATTCTCCTCTGAAATAACTCTTAAAATTTTGTTGTTCTGGGGGTTTACTATCGAGAAAGTGTTGACTTTTCCTACTGCAAACTACCACATACAGGCAATATATTACACCCAATTCCAGCACTTGTCAATATTTACTGGATGAATTTTGTGAGGAG